ATGAATACGGCGATTTACGGTAAATTTACACTTAAAAAACAGGATTGTCAGGCGGGGAAATACCCCTTGATTTTAAAAAATGAAAGCAGTATTATAATGGCAGATAGGGAACAAAACACCTTATCGAAATACGTTATTATTTATATTTTATGATAATTTATTCAAAATTATCCAGGAGGATGAGTACTATGAGCGCAAATGTAAAATTACTGATTGCCGTTGGCGCACTGATGTCGTTCAGCTTCATTGCTAATCTTCTTTAATATATAGTATTACATTATTACATTACTCCACAGGAGGGTGAATCACATGAACACAAACGTAAAACTTCTGATTGCTGTAGCTGCATTGATGTCGTTCAGCTTCATTGCAAATCTTATCTGATTGCATAAAGTAAAAGAACCGCTGTTGCCTGACGGAACAGCGGTTTTTTGGTGTCTGAAATGGGTGAGTATCGGACAATTGAGCTTCTGCTCTTAATTTGTACTACATTGTATGGTTAGAACTTTTTGTGCACAAATTAGAGGTTAACTGCCATACCTTATATCAAATCGAGCCAGGCGGGAAAGAAAATTATATGAAAATGGCACGTTCAAGACTTACAGTGACGAAATAGCCCAGTGCCGCAGATGGCCAGGATATTAAAAATTAAGCCTCGGACGGTACAGGAAACCCTAATTTTATTATACCGGTAAAGGAAAAATGTCAGGAATTGCAACGAAAACGGACCGCTCCTCTTGTTCGAAGTGATGACCGTAGCTGCAGTTCAGGGCGTGTATTCCCTACGTCGTATCAGCGAACCATTCCGTATCAATATTGAATATATGTAGTTGCTGAAAAAGCAGCCGGCCTCCGACTATATGACAATGTTTGGCCGTTTCTTTTACGACTCCTGGTGGAAGAAACGGCCATTTGTTTATCCATCTTGTGTGTCAGTTGCCTTAACTTGAGTCTGTATATTTTATGGAATGGTATACTGAAGTCTGAGATGATGACAGCCGTTCATCGAGGGGAAAGCATAGATGCTATCTCTAAGAGGGTATCCCAGCGGGTGGATGTCGGAATCAGTAATGCACGACGTCTGGTCCGGACAGAGCTGAATTACGTTGAAAATCAGAGTGCCATGGACGGTATCAAAGAAGCAGGGATGAAGTATTACCGCTTTTCTGCGACACTGGACCGCCGGACGTCAGCGACCTGCCGGGGACACGATGGCCATGTTTATCCCATTGGCGAATATCAGCCAGGCAGTACGGCCCCACCACTTCACCCGAACTGCCGTTCCACAATCGCCGGCAGCCTGTACGGGCCGGATAAAAAGAAGACCGGGACACGCATTGCCAGGAATGATAAGGGCAAGACATACTATGTTCCGGCTGACATGACATACCAGCAATGGTATGATAAATATATACAGCCAAGTATGATTCCGTCGGGTAAAGGTAATTGGAAAACCGACGATGATGATAAAATCATCGTTACGCAAAGGATTCCAGCCTTATCGCATTATCGTCCTTCGCTGAAAGGTACACCAAATAGTGTCGTAGAATATACTACAATGCGAGGAACGCAAAGGAATTATGCGTTGTATGATGAAAATGGGTTTATAGCAGTCCAGATAGATTATGGCAATCATGGCAACAGTAAACAGCACCCATATGGTGCTAACGGTGAACATAAGCATCTATGGACGTGGTAAGACGGAAAGCCAAAGAGAAGTAAGACTCAGGACTTAAGCGCAAAAGAGCAACATGTGTTCAGGGGGTGATTTTATGCCAGTAAAACAGTTTATGGATACTATAGATGTGGCTGATCTTGAGTTTGAATATAAGGGGAAGTGGTATTACATTTGTCCTGTGGATAATGGCTACAGCTGTGGTGAGGCTGGCAAAGATGACACCATTTTTAAAACAAAAGAAGATATTCTCGATAGATTTCTTATAGGTGGTATCTCATTCAGAGAAGTACTCCCTGATATTAATTGGTAAACGCATAAAATATCTTAAAGCACCAAGTGAAAGCGAGGTGCTTTTTTCATGCCCAAATGGAGGTGGCAGGTATGCAGTGTGTAACGGCAGATGAAGCGGTAACGCGCATTATTGCCAATGTGCAAAGTATCCGTGGTGAGCCGGCAGAGGATGCGGTTCTTATGATGTATGCAGATAAATTTGTCGGTTTTGTCTTGGATTATTGCAACCGAGAAGATTTCCCTAAAACGCTGATCTATACAGCGACGGATTACATATCACAATGGCTGGAAGATAAAGCGAATGGCGGGCGTCAGGGTGCATTGAAGAGCCTGGAGCAGAATGATACAAAATTCCAATTTGCTGTATCAGATATGACGCAATCGGGAAGCCAGACCGATGCGGATCTGCAATCTTTTACAGCCTGTCTTGCACTCTATCGATATCCGTTAAAACGTGTATAATGTAATCATAAGGAGGTGCAGTAGGATTATGGATGGAACATTTAGTGAGAAAGCTTTATTTGAAGTAATGACCGCGGCAGAAGCCGCAGAAAAATGGGGACTGAATCCGAGATCCATACAGCAAGCCTGTACTGGGTATAAGGGTGGGAAACCTAGATTTTTGGACACAGAGGCACGGAAGGCTGGAAGAATATGGCTCGTTACAAAAACAGGCATGGAACGACTATATGGACCTGAGCCAATTAAGTAGCGAGATTAAGCGACGCTAGATATTGACATTTAGGTGAGCTCATAGAGGAATAAAAAAAGAACGCTCCCGATTTTTCGAGAACGTTCTTTTTGCATGCAACCTTATACAACCAGCTTACAGGAAAAGTGACCTGGAAAGAAATATAAAGCATAAGAGTTTGCATTAGTCTCTTTTGGTGCGCCTAGAAGGATTCGAACCTTCGCACCCGGTTCCGGAGACCGTAAAAGACAAGGATACGCCAGTTATATCTATCTTGATAGAACGGCATAAATACGGCATTTCCCTACATTTTAGCAGGAGCGTGTTTTACACTGGTTTATCTATTTAAGCGGCAGAATAAGCGGCAAAATAAGCGGCAGATTATTGACGGCTTTTTATGGCGTCTTCGACCAGCGAGTTGAGGTACATCGTTGGAGTGGCGATGCGTGATTGCAGGACTTCTGCATAATATTTAGCGGTGGTGTCGATATTGGAGTGGCGGGCGAACTGGCTGGCTTCTTTCAGGTTGACTTTCTGCATGGCGTAAGTGACGGCCATTTTCCGGAAGCCCTGGGTATTGACCTTAGGCAGGTCATGTTTCTTCAAAAAGTCATGGAGCCAGTGCGTGAATGTGGACGGCAGAATAGGGGATCCATCTACATTCGTAAAGAATTTCGTACAATGAGGCATATTGAAGTATTGTTCTTTTTGTACTCGTTCTGCGTTGTACCGCTTCAATATATCTAATGTCATAGGGGCTATATACATTGTTTGTGCGCTGGAGGCCGTTTTTGTTTCCTGACGATAGATTACCTTGCCATCTACGAAAACGCCTGTTACAGCGACGCGCAGCGTCCCTCTTGCAAAATCCACGTTTGCTTCATCCAGTCCGCATATCTCTGACCGGCGCAGCCCGTCCGTAAAAGCCAGCATAAAGAACGCCTGATATTTTAGAGGAGCTTCAGTAAGCAGCAGATACAGAAACTGGGACAAATCCTGCTCCTGCATGATGGGCTGAGGCTTTGTCCGCTGCTTTGGCGGATCTACACGGGAACAGGGATTTTCATCTATCAGTTCCCAGCGGACCGCTTTATTCATGATGGCAGAGAGAAGTTTGAAATGCATCGCAATCGTCCGGCTGGACAACGGGCCTCGTTTATCAGCCCTGGCATTCGGTCCCTGGAGGGCCTTGATGAATAGATGGATATGTTTAGGCTTTAGTTTGTTGACGTGGATATGGCCAAGTAATTTATTGATTCTGGCAATAAGCTGCAGGTTCCGCTCTTGTGTCGTCGGCGACTGCTGGCAGCCGTAATTATCCCACCAGTATTTGATGATATCGGCAACTGTCCTGTCTGTTCGTGTCCGAACTCCTGATTTCAAAAGCTTTCGTTCAAAGACCACGGCTTCCCGCATGGCGGCTGTTTTGTTTAATTCGCCAGGCAATGTTTTGGTTCGTTTCCGTTGACGACCTAATTCATCGTACCCTAAATATGCTGTAGCTTCCCAGTTTTCTCCATGTTTTCTAATAGTAGCCATAATTGTGTCCCCTTTCTAGTGCTATTAACTGTATTCATCTTTATATTTGATAGCGATATAGTAGGAACCGTGCTTTTTTGTAATCACAACACCCCTTCATTCGTGCACAATTCAGAACGATTGTTCGGCTATGATTGTGAAAATTTACCCCCGTCCCAAGTGGATGGGGGATTTTTGTTTATTTATAGAATGCATATCCCTAATTTTTATAGGTGCTTGTATACAGACTAGCTTACCAGAACATCTACAAGTTAATAGGTTGACCTCCATACCATATATCCAACTGAGCCAGGAGGGAAGGGGTATATATCTACATCGGTTTTGACATCTTGAGTATGGCCGTCAGCGAATAACACCTGCACATATGTGAAGCACCCAGAAGCATCTGGCTTTACATACATTTTAAATAAATATGCAACGGCATTAATTGAATTTGGTTGAGGTACATCCGTAACTTTTACCCATAATTCTGTATGATCAGGATATTTTTGCACTGATCCATTATCTACGTAAACATTAGCCCCATTGTTATTCCCTATCCAATACCAACTGGAAGCAAAAGATGGCATTGTTAATGACAAAAATAAACATAACAAAATGGCTATTTTCTTAGTAGCAGACGCTTTCCCCATGAAAATCATCACCTTTCTAAAACTTTCTTTGCACCTCAAAATGATGTATTTTTGAGGCAAAACATGAAATAGCTATCAAAAACGACTACTTTTTGTAATTTCATTGTCGTTTTTTGATGGTTAAAACTTCCTTTAGCACCGTGCTCCAGAACGGTACCGGATTTTTTTTTTTTAATATTTTGAGATATCTTGCGCTTTTCAAAAGATAGTTACAATTTACGACAAATTAAGCGCAACTATCTAACGCAAAAACGCACTTTTGCAATGGTTACATTATTGATAATCTTGAATGATTAAGTCTCGAATGCGATTGGCAGCATCAACACGTTCAATTACACTGGGCGACCAACTATATCTAGTTGCACGACCTTTTCCCAAAGAAAAAATGATATGATTGTCGATAAGCGTGTTCAATGCTTTGCGAACCTTATAAGCTGATAAGCCTGTGTCTGATATAATTTGCGATTTACTAACATTCTTTTTTTCATTGATGTAAGCTAATACTTTTCTTGTATCATCATCTAATTCTGGATGTGCTCCACGTGGAGTAGCAACCCATAATTTCAGCGTAGTTGAATCAGTGGTGACTTCAAGTTCAGGCATTTGATATTTGTTGGCAATTGCAAATGTAAGAATTGTTTTTCCGCCTGTGCCCGCACGGTCAGATATACCCATTCGTCTGAAAAAGGTAATCAGTGTGTTATTACGCGGCAGAGATTTTCCACCTGCAAAAAATTGGGTAACAGAAACACGCATCATTCCGGGATTGTGAAAAGTATAAAAATAATTATCAACAACAACTTTTATATCAGAAGTATTATCAAAATAATCAGCGTGGATAAGCATGTTTGCAAGAGCTTCACGTAAGGCGGTCTTTAGCTCCACGGGAGACTTACGGATGCTATTTTCATCAAGTTCAAAAGAGTCTTCGATGGTTGCATTTAATTTTTCACGAACAATTTGGAAAAATCCAAATACATTCAAGTCTTTGTAGTTAAGGTCTCCAGTAGAAACACGATCAATCCACCTGTCAGTGGCAGAAATGCCACGACGGTTTATATATTCCAGGTGAAATTGTGGCAATTTGCTACGGATTGCATCATATGTTCCTAGAAATAAAAGGCCAGCGATTGTAAGTTTAGGTCTTCTTTTATCTTTTCGATCTAATTGGAATACACCCATTTCTATCAGAAATTCCAGATTATCCATTTCCAGATAATGCATCGATGGATTTCTAGCATTAATTATATTTTTGAATGCTAAAACACTTTCAAGATTCAAATCTTCAAGAGTATATTCATCTAATAATTCACTATCTAGGTCATCAGAAGCATTTCGTATAAAACGTCGAAGCTCATCATCAGAAACAATATAATCTCCTTCGTTTTTTCGTATATAGGTATAAGCGTAATTGTTGTTAAGATAAACTGGCTTTTTCGATTGCTCTTGTTCTGGAATAAAAATCGAGATTATACATTTACCGTCGATAGTATGCTTTATCACATTTTTATTTTCTAATAGATTGTGGCTTATTTTTGATTTATTATTGGCAGTGTTAAAAAGATCTCGAATGATCTGGTCCGGATTATTTACTCCAGTGATAGAGATATGCGGCTTTTCTTTGACTCCTAAGATAATAAAACCACCATGCGTATTTGCAAAAGCAGAGTATGTTTCCCAAATGTCTTTCGGTAATTTATTTAATGATTCTTTAAATTCAAGCTCATTAGATTCTGCTTGTTCACACAAATTATTAATAATTTGCGTGAGATCTTGTTTTATAGACAAATTAACCCCTCCTGGAAAGTGTGTGAATTTTTGCGCAATAATTATGTAGCGCCATATGAAAGATATGTTGCGTAGGAATGGCAATCAGTATTTTGCGTGCGAAAATCGTGCGAGAATCGTGCGAAAATCGTGCGAAAATCAGGTGAAGGAGTGAGGGTACGATAGCTAGGAACCCTTGCAATGCAATGGATGGGAGCGATTTTCATCGTGCGATAATCGTGCGATAATCGTGCGAAAATTGTGTGTTTCATCATGGTCTTTTTCTTTCTGTATTACCTTTCTTAAAGTTTCCCTCGCAGCTCAACGACTCTGCCGAGGATACGGACGGGAAGGTTTTTTATTTCTTTGTTTGAGTAAAAGTGTGGCTCGTAAACAGATGTATTTGTTGCAATCAGTGTGATACCTTCTTCCTGTTTTTTCACACGTTTGACCGTGGCTTCGTTACCATTTACCAGGACAATGGCGACGTCCCCGGATTCTACGTCTTCCTGTTTGCGGACAATGACAACATCGCCTTCCATCATCCTCGGTTCCATCGAATGGCCACGGATTTTTAATGCAAAAAACTCTCCTGTTGCGGCAAGTTCAGGGGTGATTTCTTCGTAGTCAAGTATTTCCTCCACGGCTTCGATAGGGATGCCTGCCACGACGCGGCCCAGCACCGGGATGCGGATGCCGCGGCCTTTTGGAGATGCTGTTTTTGTCGATGGGAGTAAATTCTCTAATGGGGTATTTGTTGCAGTAGCTATTAATTGCAGAGTGGAAACACTAGGGTTATACCTATTTTTTTCTATATCACCAATATAAGAACGAGAAAGATCAGTCTTTTTAGCCAGCTCTAATTGTGTCAGTCCAGCTGATTTTCTTGCATCTTTAATTCGTTCGCCGATACTTTTCATGGGAAATCCCTCCGTATTTCTTTTTGTGCGGTTTTTCCGTCCTTAAATGATATTATAATATAAATATGACGGAAATACTATACACTTATTTTGCAAGACGGAAATACAAGTATTTTTAAGAAAGCAGGAGGTGATACAAGTGAATAAGATTGGAGATGTACTAAAATCCGCTCGTGAAAAAGCTGGATTGACTCAAATGGAACTATCTAATAAAGTCGGTGTTTCGCGTGCGTATTATGCAGACGTTGAAAGAGGCCGATACACCCCTAGTTTGAAAGTATTATCACGATTGGCCGATATTTTAGGAATCGACCTTAATTTTTTAAAATTAGATGACGGAAATACAAGTAATTAAGGAGGCTGCATATGCCACTCTCTGATTCTATTGTACCGAGAAAGGAGGGAAACAAACATGTCAGGAATTGCGACGAAAGCAGCCAACTCCGTATTCTACAAGGCACGGATGGAGGCAAAGGAAGAAAATGAGATGCTCAGCAGCCGTGAAGGCGCGGCCGAAGTCCTCGGTATCGACCGGACCCGGCTGGCCCGCATCGAATTGGGAACTCTGACACCATACCCGGAAGAAGCCGTATTGATGGCCGACGCATACAACGCGCCGAACCTGATGAACCACTTCTGCACGGCGGAATGTCCAATCGGTAAACGCATCATGATGCAGGCCGACCTGGAACAGCTGGATAAGATGGCCATAGACATACTGACCGCAGTCCACGGAGTCGCCAACGTCAGCGACGCAGTACTGACCATCGTCGCCGACGGCAGAGTCAGCGGCGAAGAAATGGCCGAACTGCAGAAGGTGTTGCAAAATATGCAACAAGTGGCCAAAGCGGCGTCAGAGTTGCAGATCTATATCTCCAAAGCGAAAGGAGGCGTAAGAAAATTATGATTTTGAATGCAAACGATGTCATCAAACAGTATTTTACTGGGGCAGATGGCAAGCCGATGTTCTCCCGGGACATGATTTACCGCATGGCCAGGAGAAAAGAAATCCCGTCTATGAAAATCGGGCGCCGTGTTTTGTTCAGTGATAAAGCGATGGATCAATGGATAGCTGAGCAAAATGAATTACCTATTCCGGAATAGAAGGAGGCACGTAAATGACGGACAAGGAAAAGAGGCCATGCGAAGACATGGAACAGAAGAAACTTGACATAAAAGCTTTTTTACATGTGAAAAAAGGGCAACCATTGCCTGATTGCCCTTTCAGATTAAAAGTAACCGGTAAAACAAATGTTGATGTGATTGTTGGGGACGAAGCTGTTACAAAGAAAGCTTAGAAGAAAGATAATCATTCGTTGCCTGTTTAAGCATATCATCCCATGAATCGAAATCGGTAGCGTGTGAAACAAATTGGTCCCATACGTCATCAGGAATAGCTTCAAAATCTTCTTGTGAATCTACTACAAAGTTTCCGGCTTTTAAGAATTCATCAAAAGAAGAACAATCAGTATGCTTTTCCATAAAAGTTTTTGTGAACAACTTATCAAAGCTGATTGTGTGGGTACCTTCAAGATCGTGTACATTCTTTTCTAGACCCTTTAATGAATCTATCAACTCATCAAAACCATTAATGTTTGTACTCATAATACTCACCTCCCTTCATGGCCATTATACCAGACCGGGAGGAGAAAGGAGGAAATCATGGATCATGACATTTACAAGGGATTGCCCCCAATTTTAATGGCAAAGGACGTGTCCGAATTCTTAAGGATTGGCATGAATCAGGCCTACGAGATCATCAATGAAATCGGGTTCAGGCATGGGCGCACAGTCCGGTGTACAAAAAATCAATTAGTTGGCTTCGTGGAAGGAGGCGGAAGAAATGAAGACGGAACTACAAGAACCGCGGCCATGGATTAATTCCCGGCATCAGGCACACGTAGACGAAGAAATACAGACCGAACCGGATATCAGCATGGAGGCCTGGGATGAGATATTCAGGCTGCAGCGTCAGGCAGACAATGCCATGGCAGGATGCCTGTTCCTGGCCGGTATCATCGTCATGACATTCATGATTGCCTATATCATGTTTGTGAACGGCCTGATTGTACATTAAAAAAGCCGCTTACCTGTTGGCGCAGGCAAACGGCACATACAAAATAACTCACGTATATTATAGCAGGAGGAACTCAAAATGTCATTATCAAGATGCGAATTAGTTTTATCCGTAAAAGATGCAGAACGAGACCACAACAGATGGCTGGAACTTCGCAACATGGGCATCGGAGGCAGTGATGCATCGGTCATCGTTGGCGATAACCCTTGGAAAAGCCCATACGCGTTATGGCTCGAAAAGACGGGTCAGCTGGTGCCGGAAGACATCAGCGACAAAGAACCGGTTTACTGGGGCACGACGCTCGAAGACGTCGTAGCAAAGGAATTTACCAAGCGGTCCGGGAAACGGGTACGCCGCTGCGGCACTATGCAGAGTGTGGAAAATTCATGGATGCTGGCGAACGTAGACCGCCTGGTCATCGGGGAAGAGGCGGGGCTGGAATGCAAGACAGCTAATTCCTTCAGTATAAAAGAATGGGAAGATGATGGACTTCCGGATCCATACTATTGGCAATGTCAGCATTACATGATGGTAACCGGCCTTCCGGTCTGGTACATCGCCGTTCTCATCGGCGGACAGCATTACGACTATAAGTGTATTCCAAGGAACGATGAAGATATTACCTACTTGTTCCAGAAAGAATATGATTTTTGGAAACGCGTAAAATCTATGACGCCGCCGCCCATTGATGGAAGTGCATCTACGACAGAGGCACTGAAAGAGCAGTACCCCGGCGGGCAAACGGATCCGGTAGATCTTCCAGAGGAAGCAGCGGATGCATTATCTATCATTGATAATGCCAAGGAAGAAAAGAAGCGACTTGATGGCATAATCACGACACAGGAGAACATCATTAAGTGCATCATGGGAGACGATGAAATCGCCACTATAGGCGAACGGAAGATTACATGGAAGCGCCAGAAAGGACGCATCACGGTCGATACGAAAAAATTAAAGAAGGAATTTCCCGACGCCTACGAAGCCTGCATGAAACAGAGCAAGCCGACACGGATATTCCGGGTATAACTAGAGAGGAGAAAAAAGAATGGCAACTACTAAAGGAGGACTGGCCACATCCAAGAAAGTGGCCCCGGCGGCAGCATCGCCGATGAAGAACATGCAGGATCTGATTATTTCCATGAAAGGGCAGATTGAAGCGGCTCTTCCATCAGTCATCACGGGAGAACGGTTCGCGCGTATGGTCCTTACGGCCATGAGCAATACGCCGCAACTGGCATCCTGCACGCCTAAGAGCTTCTTAGGGGCCATGATGCAGGCGGCTCAGCTCGGACTTGAACCGAACACGCCACTGGGGGAAGCCTACCTCATCCCGTTCCGGAACCATGGAACGCTCGAATGCCAGTTCCAGGTGGGATATAAGGGGATGATTTCCCTGGCTCATCGCAGCGGCCTGTATGTACAGGCTCATGAGGTACACGAAAACGACGAATTCGACGTTGAATACGGCTTAGATCCGAAACTGGTCCATAAGCCTGTATTCAAGGACCGGGGGAATGTCGTAGCTTACTACGGCATGTGGAAAGACAAAGACGGGAATTTCGGATTCGAGGTCATGAGCCGGGAAGATATCGAAGCCCATGCCAGGAAATACAGCCAGAGTTACGGCAAAGGATTCTCACCATGGAAAACGAATTTCGACGAGATGGCCAAGAAGACCGTCATCAAAAAGGCGCTGAAATACGCACCGCTGACTACGGAGTTCATCCGCGGTGTAACAGCCGACGGGACCATCAAGACCGAACTCAGCAAGGATATGGTCGATGTCCGGGACGAAACAAATTACACCGACATCGAGGCCGAACCGGTCCCGGATAACGTAGATTCGAAGACAGGGGAAGTACATGATACACATCTGAATCATGAAACGGAAGATGACCGGATTTTAGAAGAATCATTAAATATGTGAGACAAGGTAATAACCGGGGATGCCTAAAAAGCGTCCCCGGCATCATGGCCAAAGGAGGGGCACACATACAATGACGAATAAAGAGGAATTCATCAAGCTTGCAAAGACTCATATAAAGCGGCCAGGCATCGATTATCTTTTGAGGACGATGGCTGCCCATGATTTTTTTACCGCCCCGGCTTCGACACGGTTCCACGGATCGTATGAAGGCGGCTTGGTAGAACACAGTCTCAATGTATATGACGAACTTAACCGACTGATTAATTATTACATGATGCCGGAATATACATCGGAAACAATTGCCATCGTTTCCTTGTTCCATGATTTGTGCAAGATGGATTATTACAAGATTGATTACCGCAACCGCAAGAACGAACAAGGAAAATGGGAACGGGTACCATACTATACCTGCGATGACCAGTTCCCTCTGGGGCATGGCGAAAAATCGGTCATGATTCTGCAGCAGTATATCAACCTTACGATGACAGAAATCATGGCCATCAACTGGCATATGGGCTTCTCGGATATCCGGACCCATGAATTTTCTGGTATTAACGCGATCGGCGGCGCTATGGAAAAGTACCCGCTGGTCGTATTGATGCATATGGCCGATTTGGCTGCTACGTATTTTGACGAAGGGAGACCTGAACAACAATGAAACAGCTCAACAAGATTAAGATCGTAGGAGATAAGGAAAAAATCAATCTTTTGTTTACGGATTATACCGACGGTTCGCACATGCTGACTCATGAGATAACGGGTGACGAACTGGCCCAGCCGGAGTTATATACGGCGATGGATGCCCTGAACCGGCACGTATTACAGATTCTTGACCTTCCCGATTCGTTCATCAACCGGATTCATCCTTATTCCGTAAGTTTCCGCCGGAACGGAAAGGACGGTGACCAGATGGCAGCGGTTATCAGTGCAAAATTCGATGTACCTGCAGGCGAAACTCAGATTGCCATCAATACGCCGGTGAAGAAATATCCGGAAGACGAAGTTGATAACCAAGACCCGGTGCATTTCTTCACTCCAGATGCAGTAAAGGCCCTGAACGAACTGGAATCCCAGGCAATGGCCTATATCAACGGAAAGCGTGCCCAGATGAGTTTATTCGAAGGGCAGGACGACGAAGATGAAGAGCCTGAAACAGAAGCACGGGAAGCTGACGAAAACGATTCTATCATTCCATTCAGCGCTTCCATCTAAGATTTACCGTACGATGTAACAGCATGACGGGAGAGAATCCATATGAAAAAAGGACTGGATTATTTCTCCTTTGATGTCGATTCGCTTGACCTGTAATGGAATGTGGGAAGCGGACGCGGTTCCGTTTCCCCATCCTGCAAGGGAGGTGATGCGATGGCCAGGCCGACGAAACAGGGACTTGATTATTTTCCCCTGGATGTCGGGTTTTTGCAGAACGTGAAAGTAAGACGAATAATGAGAGCGTGCGGAATACAGTCTATCCCGGTGCTAATCAGCCTGCTGGCTAATACCTATTGTGATGAGGGGTATTTCCTACGGTGGGACAGTGATATGCCTTTTCTGATTGCCGACGAGCTTGGGGTCAGCGAGGGCGCAGTTACCGCGGTTGTCGATAAGGCGACGCAGGTAGACTTCTTTAACGCCAATATGTATCAAAAATACGGCGTGCTGACGTCGGATGGGATTCAAAAGCGATTTTTTGAAGCAACAGCCCGCAGAACGTCAGTCCGTTACGACGCGAGATTTCTGCTCATAAACGTTTCTGACTACAAAAACCTAGTTAATGTATACAAAAACTCGATTAATGATGACAGTAATGAACAAAGTAAAGTAAAGGAAAGTAAAGTAAAGAAAAGTAGTAGTACGGGCGGCGACGGACTGACAGACGTCATCAATGCCTATCGGAAAAACATCTATCCTATGCCGGGTGAAATGGATCTTGAAAAACTCAAGGCCATGACGGCAGACTTTGGCAGTGACATTGTCGTGAAGGCAATCAACAGGGCTGTAGTCAGGAATAAACGAAACCTGGCATACGTGCATGGCATATTGAAACGCTGGCAGGCTAACGGATATGACGAGGAAGATGCCAGGAAGCATGACCCACTGGAAGAGCAGTACGACAAGATTCCTTTTTAGGAGGGAAACAACATGGAAAACGTATCAAACGTGCTGACAGATACGCAGCGTAGAATAAAGGCAAAAATTGAGCGGGCCAGGATGATGGCCTATACCAGGGAGACAGCCGCACCAGAATTGGCTACACCTCCCGATGGAATCCAGTGCAACCGCTGCGGCAATACAGGATGGATCTATCAGATCAGTGACGACGGATACGAAAGCGTGACGGCCTGCCCGGACTGCTATGAACGGCGTCAGGTAGTGCGGCGGCTCAAACAGAGCGGTATCAGCCCGCAGGATTATGCACGGTTCACACTGGATACATTTGATGCATATAAGACGCCGGACAGTGCAAAGATGAAGACACTGGCCGTGCGGTATCTGAAAGAGCATGTGACGGACGGCCCGGGATTCGGGATATTCGGAAGCAGTGGCATGGGAAAGACCCATCTCTGCATTGCCGTCTGCCAGGAACTCACACGGCGGTACCATGAGCCACACTATTATTTCAGCTACCGGGCAGAAATGCCCATGCTGGTGAAATCGGCGAAAAGCTTCCAGGACGACTATGAAGCATCCATGCATAAATGGAAGACCTGCCAGAACCTGTATATCGACGATGTTTTCAAGCTGTCGGATACAGGGAACGGGAAACTGGATGCACAGGAATTGAGAGTGTTCTTCGACCTGATTAATGCCAGGTACCTGAATCATAAGACGACGCTCTTTTCGAGCGAATATACCGTGAATGAGATGGCAAGGATTGATGGTGCACTGGGAAGCAGGGTGTACGAAATGATCAAGCCATATGGATTATCTGTAAATGGCCCAAATCAACGGCTGATAGGGTAGCGCTGAAGGAGGATGATCATATGAAATGGGTACGGACTGCCGAGCAGGTGCCGGATACATCGGTGCGTGTTCTGGTAGCGATGCACGTAACGACGCCATACCCGCTTGTAACGGGCGGTACGTTCCACGGCGACTATTGGACCGTCGATATGATTACCAGGCCTGTACGGGTCCAGGAGGTGCCATTTTGGGCGCCTATCGTACGGCCACCGAGAGCATAGGAGGATACGACATGGAAAAGAACCTATGCAATGACCTCGTGGCCATGCTTCTGTCACTGTCACGGCATGCCCAGCGGCATAATCATTACTTAAAGCAGAAGTCATGGCAGCGTTCCATCCGACATACGAAACAACGGAGCCACGTAAGGCATGCGAAATATGGATATAAGGGAGGAAAATAAAATGAAATTCGGAAAATATAGTCCAGATGTATCAAGCGAGGTGAGTAGCATGTGGGAAAAAACGCCGTATTGGACATACTCACTAAATGATGAATCGTGCCTTATCTCATTTGAGTACGCATCAAAGGGGCAGGCAATTAATGCGGCAATGGAAGATGCAGAAATAGAAGGAGCGAAACGGGTATGGATCGGACGGATTAATGAATACAGGACGTTAGTAGATGCAGAATCGGTTATTAATCAAGTACAGTTTGATGGAGCTGATGCGGCGGCAGAAGAAGATGTGAGCTGGCCGTTTGAATGTCTTGATAAAGTAGCCGACGATGATTTCGACGAGCTTGAATATATGCTTACAGAAGCATACAGAAAATGGGAAGATAAACATCCTGAATACAAACCAAAGGCGTATATGATAACGGATATCGAAGAATTCCAGGCAAGTAAGACAGATAAATGAAGGTGGTTTAATTGTTAAAAATTTTGGAGTTGTTCGGCGGCATTGGAAGCCCAAGGGTAGCATTACGAAATATGGGTATTCCTGTAAAGTCAATAGATTATGTGGAAATTGATGAAAAAGCAGTACGCAGCTATAATGCCATGTTTAAGAGCAAACTTCCATATAAGCCGCAGGACGTTCGCGGCTGGAATTTAAAGCCGGACATTCTTATTCATGGCAGCCCATGTCAGGACTTCTCGATTGCGGGCCATCAAAAGGGAGCGGACCCAGGTAGCGGCACACGATCATCGCTTATGTGGGAAACATTAAACATCGTTAAAAATATGGGATTGTGGAGACCTAAAGTCATTATCTGGGAAAACGTGAAGAATGTACGGTCAAAATACATGGTACATAACCATGAGCGGTACATGACCGAATTGAAAAAGCTGGGATATACAAGCAGTTTTCACATGTTAGACGCTAGAGACTTTGGCCTACCACAGGCCAGACAGCGAATATTTACTATCTCGGTGTTGGACGGTCAAGATTTTGACTTTTATGCACTCAAACAAAAGCCTATGCAACCCATTGCCAACTATCTAGAGGACGGACAAGTAGACGATTTTTATACCGTCAAAGCGCCAAGCATGTTACGAGCAATTGGAAAAACAGGGACTATACGCCGTCTGCCGATTATCAAAGATTACTGCTACACAATCACGGAACGACCGGACAGGGCGCCGGGGAGTGGTTGCCTTTCCATAGGTAATGGCAAATACAGATACTTGACTGAAAAAGAGTGTTGGCGGTTACAGGGATACAGCGATGAAGACTTTGAAGCGGCCGCTAAAGTGAGTAGCCGCAGAACCCTTTATAGGCAAGCAGGAAATAGCATTCCCGTACCGATTTTTGAAAGTATTTTTAATGTACTGCTATAAAATCTCATGGAAATGATGCAGATGGCGTTGCACTTTGATAGCGCAATGGAAAGCAAGGAATACGTAGAAAGGATGATGAGCGATGATCGCTGAAACAAGAATAATCTACGAAAGGCTACTAAAACAATATGCCGACAGCTTTAGACAGGCCGGAAAAGATGGAAGTGAAGAAAACGTCCGACGCTTTCAGGTCATGCATGATTTAGTGCTAAAACTGCTACAAATCAAGTTCGATAAGAAACTAGCGACCCGTATTTTAGATGCAATCGCCGCACGATCGCTGAACCATCACGTGGGCTATGATGATATTGATGATAGTGTTGACGACATTCGCGCACTGGACGCCATCGATTTTTTGTGGATGTACTGCCAACAGCGGGGAACGGGCGTTAACTGTAAAGGGTGCGCGATTTTCGATTGGTGCGTCGGGATGAGGGCCAACAAATGCCCTGGCAATCTAACAACCGGAGTAATAAATGACAATGAATAATATGAATCCGCAATGGTTAATATTACGGAGGTGATAACGAATGTATCAAGTACCAACAAATGATGGTATTGGCGTTACGGTATGCACTGGATAGAAGGAGCTACATATGTTATGGAACAAAGCAACGGAATGGATACCGATACAAAGGAGGCCGGTGATGGCGAGTAAGATAAACAGCAAGAAGATCATCGTGGACGGCATCCCATTCGACAGCAAAACAGAGGCGAAATATTACTGCCGCCTGAAGAAGCTGAAAGAGGATGGTAAAATTCGTCACATCGAGTGCCATCCAAAATATGAGCTACAGCCGGCCTGCGAACGGTATGGCAGGAAATACCGGCCGATGTACTACATTGCCGACTTCCTCGTCATCCAGGATGACGGGCAGAAAATTGTCATCGATATAAAAGGATATGGCATGGAAGACGCGGCATTGAAGCGCAAACTCTTCGTCTATAAGTATCCGGATCTGGAGCTCCGATGGATCGCAGCATCGAATAAATACAGCGAAACGGGCTGGATCGATTACGATGATCTGCAAAAAATCCGGCGTAAGGCCAGGAATGCGAGGGAACGGGGCTTGTCAATGACATAAATGTAATAGATAATCCATAAGCGGACAGGCTGACAAGGTCTGTCTGCTCCTCGCGTTATAAGGAGGGGAATCATGTATCACAACGACTATACCGTATTAGTAAAAGAATATCTGAACCGCTACACCGAGTTCAAGCAATACGTGGCAAATGTGGAGGCGGAAATTGAAGATTACAAAGAGATGCTGAAGCTATCGGCCGCTCCTAATGTCCCCAACCTGTCTGCAACTGGAGGTTGTGGCGGTGGAGATGGGACAAGCCAGCAGGAGAGGGCGTATTTCAAACGGGAAGACTTAGAGAAGCGGCTTGAAGACAGTTATCATGACCTTCTGGAAATGCTGCCGAAAATCCGCAAATTGGACCGGTCCCTGGACGCACTGAAAGCGACGAATCCCGTGGACTATCGCATCATCCGCGCCCGCTATATTGATGGCTCATCATGGGAAAGCACGGCCAGCTATGCAGGCGCCAGCGTGACCTATTGCCGTAATGAAGCACGCAAGGCCCTGCGGAGGCTGACCGGGGCCATGTTCGGGGAGGAATCCATCCCAATCCAGACGCACCTGGTATTTATCGACAATGATGATGGAAATTGTGGATAACTTTTTTTTCGTGTCGTTTTTTGACAGAATCGAGCAGAAAATAAAATATTTGAATACGGAAAAAGTTGGTCGGACGTGGTACGATAATAGCGTGGGAGTTGGGGATGACGCGAGGGAGGCTAATGCCCCGTACAAGTTCATCGGCTGACCTTGCGCATCCCACACACTGTCACGATATGCCCCTTCTTGTTTTCGGACTGCGGCGCCATGATGAATAATCATTGTGCCGCTTCCCTCTCCTTTGAGGGCATATTTATCATAGGCGCGTAGCTCAATCGGTAGAGTGGTGGTCTCCAAAACCATAGGTTGAAGGTTTGAATCCTTTCGCGCCTGCCAAATTGAATATATAGGGACTTAGCTGTGCTTGTCTGCGTGAATAGACCGGACATGGCAGCGGGTCCCTTTTTTCATGCCTGAAAGAATGAAAGAGGATGGTGGTGAGCATGTGACATGGCTAAACTGACGGAGAAACAGAAACGATTTGTTGATTATTATATCGAGACCGGGAATGCCAGCGAAGCGGCAAGAAGGGCCGGGTATAGTAAGGGAAGTATCGCAACTGCAAATAAGTGGTTAATCCCCAGAAATCACCATTTTAAGCCCGATTTGGCCGCGGCTATAGATGAACGCCTGCAGGAGCTGAAAAACGAGCGTACAGCGTCTCTCAGCGAAGTTTTGGAGTTCATGACGAGTACGATGCGCGGGGAAATAGAAGAAGATGTCGTGGTGACAGAAGGAACCGGCGACGGCTGCAGTGAAGCGCGGATTATTCAAAAACAGGTATCAGCACGGGATAGGCTGGAAGCGGCGAAGGCCCTTGAAAAACGATTAGGCCGGTTCCTTGCTCTTGAGAAGGAAGAGCAGGAACTCCGTAATGAAAAGCTCAGGGCGGAGGTCGCTGAGCTGAGCGCTGAAAAAGCGGATGATGATACGGTGCAGATTATTGACGATTTGTGTAAAGCTGAAGACGAGAAATTATAATTGCAAAAAAAAGACTGCGCATCGCACTGTGCAGTCTTTTAAGAGAAAAAAGATTCTTAACCCTTTGGTGGATATGGATCGTTGCCATGGGAATCTTTTTGGCTGATTTTGCCATCTCGATTGTGAATGACCAATTCCGTTCTTTGATTTTTGGAAATTTCACGGGCTTTATCAATGGCTTCTTGTTTTGTGTTGGTTAAGATGGTTGCGCGAGAATTTCCTTCCCCTTTGACGGCCCATTTGGTTCCGCGTGGGACAACATGTTGATTTGGCATAAATAATCACCTCCTTTTACTAAATTATATCATCAGGGAGGATATATGTCACAGAAGGTAATCAATCTGTATCGATGGGAAGTAGTTACTTTTCCATGGGGCACTGCTGTGAAAGAGCAGCGTACAGGTAAATGGATAGCACTTTTTTTGAGCCCTACAGGACAGATGGTCAATGTAGAAAAAATATCAGTTAAGCTTCATGAAAATGGGATTGAATTCTTGTGATTACAAGATGAGAGGTTAGATAAATGAAAATAGTGAAACTGAGTAATATCATAGCCCCTCATTTCTGGGAACTGCATCGGGATATCCGGAGTCATGGCCATACGTATTACTGGCTGGAAGGCGGGCGCGGATCCACGAAGTCATCTGATATCAGTATTGAGATACCGCCGCTCATGATCAAGAATCCGGAGTGTCATGCTGTTGTGCTCCGGAAAGTCGGCAACACTATCAAAAACAGCGTTTATCCGCAGATGCAGTGGGGCATTGATGCCCTGGGGCTGACGGATAAGTTCCGCTTCAAAACGTCGCCTCATGAGATTACGTATAAGAAGACCGGCCAGAAGATTCTGTTCTTTGGTGTCGATGACCCACAGAAAATCAAGTCCATCAAACTGCCGTTCGGTTATGTCGGGATCTGCTGGATAGAAGAACTGGACCAGTTCAGTGGTATGGAAGAGATCCGCAACCTCAACCAGTCACTGCTTCGTGGTGGTCCAATTTTCTGGGAGTTCTGTTCATTCAATCCGCCGAAGTCACAAAACAACTGGGTCAATGAAGAGAAACTCTTTGATGATCCGGACAGACTGGTCCATCATTCGACGTATCTGGGCGTGCCCCGGAAATGGCTGGGAGAACGGTTCTTTGAAGACGCGGAAAAGCTCAAAATCAAGAATGAAATGGCTTACCGTCATGAGTACCTGGGTGAAGTCACAGGCACAGGCGGGGCTGTCTTCGAGAACGTCGAAGATATGGACATGAGTGACAAATTTGTCGGAAATTTTGACAGGTTGTACTACGGCCTGGACTTCGGTTTTGCCGTAGATCCATTAGCTTATGTCGCTATGTACTACGATGCGAAACGAGAAGATCTGTATATTTTCGATGAAATCTATCAGCAGAAACTGACGAACAGCCAGGCGGCTGGATGGATAGCACAGCGAACCGGCGACAGGCTGATTATTGCTGATAGTGCAGAACCGAAATCTATCAAAGAAATGAAAGATTACGGACTACACATTACAGGTGCACGTAAAGGGCCGGACAGCGTAGAGCATGGAATCAAGTGGCTGCAGGACCGAGCGCATATTTATATCGATAAACGGCGATGCCCGAATACATTCCGTGAATTTATCAGTTATGAATACGAGCGGAATCGGGAAGGGCAGTTCATCAGTGCCTACCCGGACAAAAACAACCATGCTATTGATGCAGTACGATACGGCATGGGACCGGCAATGCCGCGGGCAGGTATCCATATTTTGAGGTGATTACATGGATTTAGAGACAGCAAAAAAGGTAATCAAACGATACATGGCAGGGCATGGAGAGTTCCAGGCACATGCGTGGACCGCAGAACGGTATTATCGTGTGCAGAATGATATCTTATTCCCTCCGTCAAAAAAAGAAAAGGAAGAAAAAGAAAATCCGCTCCGCCATGCAGATAACCGTCTGCCACACAGCTTCTATAAGCTACTGGTCAATCAGAAAGTAGCGTATATGTTTACGATACCGCCTACATTCGATGTAAAGAACGATGACCAGAACCAGCTGATTACGCAGTCATTGGGGGATTATTATGGAAAACGTTGTAAGGATTTGGCCGTCAATGCATCCAACGCAGGGATAGCATGGGTACATTACTGGATGGACAGCGAAAACGGTTTCACCTGGGGCGTCGTCCCCTCGGGAGAAGTGATTCCGGTCTGGTCTCCTAAACTGGATCATCAGCTTTTGGCTGTGCTCAGAGTATATCGCGATTTTGATGACAACGGGGATGTATACGACGTTTATGAATACTGGAATGATACAGAGTGCCAGGCATTCCGTAAGCGGGCCAGTGACGATATTGCTACAGGTTTGATGCCATGGCCATGTTTTACGGAATTTTATGATGCCGGTATATCGTCTGCAGCCAACCAGTTTATTCATCAGTTAGGAGACGTCCCTTTTATCCCGTTCTGCAATAATAATCTGACAAGCAGTGATCTGGACGACGTGAAGCCACTGATTGATGCATATGACAAAACCTATAGCGGATTCATGAATGACCTGGAAGATGTGCAGGAGGTTATTTTCGTCCTTACCAACTATGGCAGCGAAGACCTGGCGCCTTTCCTGAAGAACCTGAAATATTACAAGGCAATCAATATTGAGAACAATGGCAATGGTGATGCTTCCGGTGTTTCCACGCTGACTATCGAAATACCTGTCGAGGCGCGGGATAAAATGCTGGAACTGACCCGGAAATCTATTTTCGATATGGGACAGGGAATAGATCCACAGCAGCAGGGACTGGATAAGACGTCCGGAGAAGCGATGAAATTCCTGTATGCTCTGTTGGAACTCAAAGCGGGGATGATGGAAACGGAATTCCGGTTGGGATTCAACAAGCTGATACGGGCTATTTTACGTGTCCATGGACAGCAGTGCCAGAACATCATACAGACCTGGACCCGTACCAGTATCCGAAATGACGCAGAACTGGTTGATATGTGTAGTAAATCCAATGGTATTATCAGCCGTAAAACCATTCTCAAGAATCATCCTTTTGTCGAAAACGTAGATGATGAAGAAAAAGAGCTGGATGAGGAAGAAAAGAATCAAGCTGATAAAGACGATATCTATGGCGATTTGGACGGCAAGGGAGGTGATGGCGATGTATAAATGGCTCAAACGATATGCAGAGCAGTTCAGCGAAGATTTCCCGTTTAAATCTGTGATGGATAAGACGGAATATGAAATCTGCCGGATCATTCAGGAATGCTGTGAAAGAAATACAAAGTATGGGGCATCCGGGACTGGCTCCACAGGAACGACTACGTAAATAGGCTGGTATTACTTTGGCGCGGGTCGGTAACCGCGGTAAAAACCGGAAAGGAGATATAAAATGACGATTGAAGAATTAATCCAGAAATTGGGGATTGCTGATGATAAAAGAGAAGAAGCTTCCAAAACTCTTCATGATTATCTGGATGGCAATTATGTAACAAAATCTCGTTTCAATGAGGTCAACGAGGAAAAGAAGACCCTGAAGACAACAGTTGCAGAACGAGACAAGCAACTGGAAACCCTGAAGAATAGCAAAGGCGATACAGAAGCCTTGAAAGCGCAAATCAAACAGCTTCAGACGGAAAATAATCAGGCAAAAGAAAAATATGAAGACCAGATGAAGAATCTGAAACTGACTACGGCCATTCAACTGGCTATAGGTGATAGTGCGCAGGATGTCGGGATTGTTTCCGGATTATTTGACAGGGATAAGCTCATCCTTGGTGAAGATGGAAAAGTCACTGGCCTTGATGAACAGCTTAAGGCACTCAAGGAAAGTAAACCATTTTTGTTTAAAGCAGCACCTGGTAATCCGCCGAAATACAGCCCTAATGGTGGCGGCGGAAATAATTTGAAGAATCCCTTTGCTAAAGAGACATTCAATATGACAGAACAGGGCAAGCTGTTGCGTGAAAATCCAGAACAGGCCAAAGCCTTTGCAGCGGCCGTTGGAGTCACACTCAATGTATAGGAGGTAATGAATCATGGCAGGAACAACTTTGACAGACGTCATTGTACCGGAACTCTTTAATCCGTATGTCATCCAGCGGACAATGGAAAAATCGGCATTTTTCAGTAGCGGTATCATTACACGGAATGCAGCTTTCGATGCATTAGCCAGTGAAGCGGCCCGTACACATAATATGCCTTTCTTTGAAGATCTTTCTGGTGATGCCCAGAATATCGTAGAAGGAAAGTCAATCGAATTCCAGAAAATCACGTCTAATAAAGACGTATCGACAACTATCATGCGTCAGCAGAAATGGAGTGCTACCTCTCTTTCGGCGGCACTGGCAGGTAGTGACCCGATGCGTGCCATCGGAGACCTGGTTGCTGATTACTGGGCCCGTCAGTATCAGAAAGAACTGATTAATATTTTGACTGGCGTCTTTGGAGCCGATACGATGGCGGACCATGTGCTGGATATTTCTAAAAAGACAGGCAATGCCGCTAATATCAGTGCGTCTGCCGTCATTGATACTCTGCAGCTTCTGGGTGACGCTCAGGATCAGCTGACAGCGGTTGTTATGCATTCCGCAACCAAAGCATACCTTAAAAAACAGAATCTCATTACGACGGAACGGGATAGCACTTCCGTGGAATTCGATACGTATCAGGGACGCCGCGTCATTGTAGACGATGGATGCCCGGCCGCTGATGGTGTTTATACGACGTACTTCTTCGGATCGGGAGCAGTAGCTTATGGTGAAGGGAACCCGGTAGGTTTCGTGCAGACAGAAACGAAACGCGACCCGGACCTTGGCGCCGGTATCAACATGCTTTACAACCGTCGCTGCTTCATCATGCACCCCCGTGGAATCGCATGGCAGAATGCTGTACGTGCCAACGTAGAATCTCCATCCAGAGAAGAACTGGCAACGGCAACGAACTGGAAACGCGTGTATGAACCGAAAGCCATCCGTATCGTAGCATTGAAACATAAAGTAGGCTGATAAGGTCAGGTGATGGATGTGGACAGCGAAGAGTATTGGGCACAGAGAGCCATAGAGCGGGAAAAAGAATGGCACAAGAAATGCCAGGAAACCATTGAAAAGGAACTGGCCCGGTACTATCTTGCATCGCTGGGCCATATCCAGACCGATATAGCGGCACTGTATGGCCGGTTTGCCAAAGATAATGCACTGTCAGTCGAAGAAGCGCGCAGGCTGATTACGGGAAGTGAATACCGGCAGTGGCGTATGACGATTGAGGAATATATCAGGCAGATAAAGGAAAACGGGGACAAAGGTCTTGAACGGGAACTGAATGTCCTGGCCATGCGCAGCCGTATCAGCCGGCTGGATAAGCTGTACAGTGAAACCTTGATGGAACTGGATGCGTTAGGACATAAGGTTTCTGAGACTATGACGGATTTCCTCACAGATGCATACAAAGACAATTATTATCATGGGCTGTTTGATATTGGGAAGGAAATCGGATTGCCGGCCTCCTTTGCTAAAGTCAACCGTGATGATCTGACGCAGGTGCTCCGGAATCGATGGAGCGGGATGAATTACAGCCAGCGAATCTGGAAAAATCAGCGGCTGCTGGTACGAACACTAAAGTCTGAGATGATGACAGCCGTTCATCGAGGGGAAAGCATAGATGCTATCTCTAAGAGGGTATCCCAGCGGGTGGATGTCGGAATCAGTAATGCACGACGTCTGGTCCGGACAGAGCTGAATTACGTTGAAAATCAGAGTGCCATGGACGGTATCAAAGAAGCAGGGATGAAGTATTACCGCTTTTCTGCGACACTGGACCGCCGGACGTCAGCGACCTGCCGGGGACACGATGGCCATGTTTATCCCATTGGCGAATATCAGCCAGGCAGTACGGCCCCACCACTTCACCCGAACTGCCGTTCCACAATCGCCGGCAGCCTGTACGGGCCGGATAAAAAGAAGACCGGGACACGCATTGCCAGGAATGACAAGGGCAAGACGTATTATGTGCCAGCTGACATGACGTATGAAGAATGGTATAATAAACATATCGAATCAACTATTATACCAACTGGCAATGCAAACTGGAAAACTAATGAACAAGGATATGTTATTGTCACGAAGCAAATTCCCAAGATTATTAAACATTACCGGACTGCCACACATGCAGAACCTAATTCTGTAGTTATGCATTATGGAAAACCCGGACCACATGAGCAAATGGACTATGATTTTTATGATGAGAATGGGTATTTGGCAATGCAGATTCATTGTGGAAATCATCTTATGCCAAGAAAACATAAATTCGGTGAGTTTGGTGAACATGCAGCACATTGGGAATGGACGCAAAAAGAGGGGAAGTGGAAAGGGCACCCATTACCAAATACTGAATTAACAGAGAAGGAAAGGAGGCTGGTACATGATGGTATTGAGTTTAAACGAACTCAGAGATGAAATGGAAAATTGGACCGCTTATGAAAATTCTTTTGTTTATAAGGGCGTTGAATATGGACTACTCCATAATGCAAAAGATGGCAGTTATTATTTTGGACTGTGCAATACTCTGGATGATCATGGCCAGACTTTTCCCGATTTTGACTCTGCAGTAAATGCTTTGCTTGTAGATGGCCATTCTATTGCGGAGTTAATGCCGCAACTCAATTGGACTTAAGCCCAGTTGAATACTTAGCACTCACGATGTGGGTGCTTTTTTCATGCCCAAATGGAGGTGGCAGGTATGCAGTGTGTAACGGCAGATGAAGCGGTAACGCGCATTATTGCCAATGTGCAAAGTATCCGTGGTGAGCCGGCAGAGGATGCATCTCTTACGATGTATGCAAATAAATTTGTCGGTTTTGTCCTGGATTATTGCAACCGGGAAGATTTCCCTAAAACGCTGATCTATACAGCAACGGATTATATATCCAAATGGCTGGAAGACAAAGCGAATGGCGGGCGTCAGGGTGCATTGAAGAGCCTGGAGCAGAATGATACAAAATTCCAATTTGCCGTATCAGATATGACGCAATCGGGAAGCCAGACCGATGCAGATCTGCAATCTTTTACAGCCTGTCTTGCACCGTATCGAAAAGTCAGGTGGCCCGTATGACGATGCCATGGAACCGATGTAAGAATCTGCTCATGAAGTACATGTATAAAGACAGCGTCACCGTGTACCGGCAGCAGCCAGTAAAAGACGACGAAAGTGCCGATGATTATACGACGCAAGCCATCTATCAGGATATTCCGTGCCACCTGACACAATATGGAAAGGAACTGCAGAGCGGACAGAATCCGCGGGAATTCTTCACGAAGACGGACCTGCGCATCTGCCTGGATCCAGAATACGACATTTTGCCGAACGATGTCCTAGTCATCGTGCATGTCGGCCAAACCTTTACGCTTAATGCCGCGAAGGCTTTCAAGTATCCGGACCATCAGGAAATCAGCGTCCGCAGAGAGGATGAGGCGTAATGGGAATGCATTTTGGTGGCTTCGACGCCTTCGATGAGCGATTAGCCAAAATCGAGGAACAGGGAGCCAGAAAGATGAATCAGTTCGTCGCCCAGGAAGCAGAAGTAATCCGAGGGAAAGTCCAGAACAATACTCCTGTAAGAAAGGTTAACGGCGGCCGACTGAAAGGCGGCTGGAAACGGTCACGGGCCGTGCAGGGTAAAGCTGTGGTCTATAATAACGTTGAATATGCTGCCCATGTCGAGTATGGGCACCGGACGCGTGGTGGCAAAGGCTTCGTGAAGGGAAGTAAGATGCTCCATCGCGGGATGCTGCAGGCGGAAAAGACGTTCCGGGATGATGCCGATACTATCATAAAGGCGGTGCTTGATGAATGATTACACTGCGTGAAATCAAAGCGGCCATCGTAAACGTACTGAAAACAAAATACCCGGAATGCAGGGTGCACTTCGATAATGTAGAAAAATCGGATGCGCCTTATTTTTATGTCGAACTGATGCCGACAGCGACAACAGTCGATGATGTATATAGTGACCGGCTGGTACAGGTGGATATTACCTACATCCACCCGAAAGACGCCATGGGCCGGGTTAACCGCACAGCTGTTTATGATGTAGCAGATACTCTTGACAGGACAATCCGGCCGGTGCTGGCCATTATGGACCGGCACATCACTATTTTGGATGCAGAGATGACTGTCGTGGATGACATCCTGCATTATATTTTTAATCTTGATTTCCGTGACGCCTGGACCGATGAAGAAGCCGGCCGTGTCCAGTATGAACTGATGCAGTCGATGCAGTTGCAGGTGAACGGGACTGATCTGACAGAGGAGGAATAGACTATGCCAGCACAGGAACAGGAATTATTCGGTCTGCCGCAGGTACTGATTAATTTCCGTACGAAAGGCACGACAGCAATCAAACGGAGTGCCATGGGGATCGTTGCGATGATTCTCCACAATGAATCGAAAGATGAAATCCATAACTATACGATCCGGGATGTATCGGATATCCCGGAAACGGGTCTTACCGATGAAAACGTAGACCTTATAAAGAAATGTCTGCTCGGGACGCCGCTCCGGGTCCTGGTATATACACTGCCCCTTTCCACTGTAGAAGGAGCGACTAAGACACAGGCCAACGTCCTCAAGATGCTGGCCAATATCAAATGGAACTGGCTCTGTGCCCCGACATCCACGACGCAGGAACAGAATGACCTGGCATCTTGGATTAAGACGCAGCGCACGACGAAACGGAAAACTTTCAAGGCCGTATTGTCTGAACAGGCCGCCGACCATGAAGGTGTTGTCAACTTCTGCACGAACGATATCAAGGTGCAGACTGACACCGACAGCTCTGGCAATCCTGTCTATACAACGTATACGTCGTTACAGTATACAGCCCGAATTGCTGGTATTTTGGCAGGACTGTCTCTGGACCGCAGCGCTACGTACTTTAAGCTGACGGAAGTCGAAAGCGTAGAGGTCTACGAAGATATCGATACACTGATTGATAAAGGCGAACTGCTCCTGATTGATGAACAGGACGGCGATGGCGTCAAGATTGCCCGCGCCTGCAATTCCCTTACGACCTTCACCACGGACAAAGGTGAAGAATTCCGTAAGATTAAAATCATTGAAGGCATGGACATGATTACCGATGATATCCGGGATACGTTCAAGAAATATTACGTCGGCAAGGTCATCAACGACTACAACCATAAGATGCTGTTCATTTCGGCCATCCTGGTCTATTTCTCAGAAATCAAAGGGAACGTACTGGATGCCGATGCAGATAATACAGTTGACATCAACGAACAGTATCAGAGCAATTATGCCAAGCTTCACGGCGATGATCCGACAACGATGTCGGTCATGGAAATCCGCCAGTACAATACCGGTGATACGGTTGCTCTGGTCGGCAATATCCGTCTCGTAGATGCTATGGAAAATCTGACGATTGATTTTACCCTGTAAGGAGGTCTTATAAATGGCAAGAAGCCCATTTGATGTGCAGTATCGAGGTTGTAGACGCTGGAACGGGTCCCACGGCAAGGTATGGTGGGACAATGAATTGCTTTTTGAAATCGAAAAGTTTGAGGTAAACGTAGAGCCACAGCGTGAAGATGTGCTGATCGGTAACAGCGTAGACAGCAAAATCGTATCACTGAAAGGCACCGGGACGATTACAATCAAGAGCGTCATTAACCGCAATCTGAATAAATTCCTCGAAGAATGGAAAGCCGGGCACGATCCGCGGACGACACTGGTAGGTCTGCTGGAGGATCCAGATATGATTGATGCCCAAAAAGAACGCGTCTCAATCGATAATGTCTGGTTCAACAAATTGGATCTGATGAGTTTTGAAAAAGGCAAGGTAGTTGAAAAAGAATATCCCTTCGGCTTCACGCCGGAAGATACAGCTTATGTAGAAACCGTAGAATAGGAGGAGTGTTACATGGCAGTCAGTGTGCAGGATCTGATTAATCAGAAAGAAAAAATCGAGCAGAAGAAACAGGAAACATTTGATATCACTACCAGCGTCGGGGTAATGACCGTAAAGAAAATGTCTGGGAGCCTGATGGCCGACATTATCGATATGTCGGATGGCGGGGATGAATACTGCATCCTCAACAGCGTCGTAGCTCCGAATCTGAAAGACGCGGCACTGCAGCAGGCGTATGGCTGTGCAGAACCGACGGATATTGTCGATAAGCTCTTTGACGCCGGGGAAGTACCGGCTATTGCAAGAAAAATAGCCAGCCTGTCCGGATACGGAGAAAACATCGAAGCAAAGGTACATGAAGAAGTAAAAAACTGATTGAGGAGAACTGGGAAGCGGCTACGGCCGCTTTTCTGGTTCTCAGGGGTCATACACTGGACTGGTTCTTCCATCTGGATCCAGTGGAAAAGATATTCTGCTATCAGGCCATGATGCATGAACAGGAACGGCAGGAGCGGCTGATACTGCTGCCATTAAAAGTGAGAGGAGACCGGATGCTATGAGCAATTACATACTGAGCGCTACACTGGAACTCAAGGACCAGTTTACGGCGCAGGTCAATAAAGCAAGGTCCGGCTTCAAGGGCTTGACGGAAACCCTGAAAAACACAGGGAGCGCTTCGGATGCGGCCGCCGCCGGAATGGGAAAAGCCGGCACAGCGGCTGTCAAAGCAGCCGGCCAGGCGGACCGTGCCAAACGGGCCTTCCAGGGCATCCGCGGCATCTACGAAGCGACTATCCGCGCCAAGGATGACGCCACGGCGAAGATTCAGAGGGTCAAGACGGAGCTGAACGGACTCAAGGGGAAAACATACACAGTTGCCCTTAATATCAAACAGAATGGCGGTCTAAACGGGTTGAAAGACAAAGCTGGCAGTGTGGCCAACGGCATGTTGCTAGGAACGAGCGCTCAGATGTTGGCCGGTGCTGGTATCGGCTTCGGTATTTATGACACATTGAAAACCAGTATGGATTTCAGTGCAGCACTTTCTGGAGTAAAAGCCTTAGTGCCTGCAGGTGAAGATGCCGAAGCTGTAATGGATGCCGTTAAGAACAAAGCTATGGAATTGGGGCAAGCCACTGCGTTCGGGGACGTGGATGTTGCAAATGGCATGGCTGAGCTTTTAAAAGCGGGCCTTAGCCTGCAAGAGGTCTTAAATGGCGCAACGAAAGCTGCACTTGACCTTGTAACAGCTGGGGATTTGAGCCTGCCAGAAGCCGCAAAGACTATGTCAATTATGATGAATGTCTTTGATTTAAACGATGCATCCCACGCAGCCGACATCCTTACCGGCGCGGCTAATGCCTCGGCAACCAATGTACATGAAATGTCATATGCTATGGCCGAAGCTGCAGCCGGGGCCAAGTCGATGGGGGTGTCCTTTGAGGATACAAATGCGACGTTGGCACTATTTGCTAAAAATGGGTTGCTTGGCTCTGACGCTGGTACTTCTTTAAAAACGATGCTTTCTCGTCTGGTCCCTCAAACAGATCAGGCAGCTAAAGATTTCCAACGGTTAGGGCTTATGTCAGAAGATGGCTCAAACAAGTTCTTTGATGCTACGGGCAAGTTAAAGCCTATGAGAGAAGTGGCTGAAACCCTGAAAAAATCCTTGCAAGGCATGACTGCCGAGCAGAAACAAGCGGCATTATATACTATATTTGGGTCCGATGCCATTCGGGCAGCTACTTTCTTAGCCCAAGATGGTGCTGAAGGTATTGATAAAATGACGGCTGCCATGAAGCGTTTTACTGCATCTGGTGTGGCCGAAACCAAGATGGCTAACCTGCGTGGCGACATTGAGCAGCTGTCTGGGTCTTGGGAGAATCTTCAGATACTGATTATGGACGGCAAAGGGGAGAACGGCCTGCGGAGCTTCGTCCAAGAAGCAGATAAGCTCTTGAGCCACTTTAGCGGGAACGTAGAAAAGAATGGCCTTGGTATACGCTCTATCTTGTCCCTAATTGGGGAGGGCATCAAGGATTTGAAAGATAAATTCCTGGCCTTTGACGGTATCGGGTCTGTACTGGCAGGAGGTGCCCTGGCATTCGGGCTGAAGAAACTATATGACTTAGCACAAAAAGTACGCAGTTCCGTCCAGGGGCTGATAACGAAATCATCGAAGCCGCCTGCAGGACCAGAATCAAGTACGACAGGCGTAAAAGATATGATGGTATCAGCCAGGACCGTCATTGTAAATGGGAAGGAATCGCCATCGAATACGCCTTCCACTCAAGTACCGGGAACTCCAGGGACAAAGACACCATCTAAAACGAAGACGCCGTCATCGTCCCGTATCGGAGGTGTAATGAGGCGTCTTCCTGTATTGGGTGGATTGACGTATCTGGCTGGATCTGCGCTGAATGTTGCGTATGCCCCGGAAGAAGAACGGGGCGCAGCGATAAGCGGTGCTGTTGGTGGTGGGCTGGGATGGCTCGGCGGTGCGAAATTAGGAGCTATGGCCGGCGGTTTGGCTGGGCCTGTCGGCGCTGCTATAGGCGGTTTAGCTGGTGGGATAGGCGGTGGCCTTTTGGGCGAAAAACTAGGTGATGCGTTCGCGCGGATTGACTGGAACCGGATGAAGCAGCCATTCTCCCGTGCCCTGTCTGAAATGAAAGCCGATTTTGCTAACATGGGACCACGGTTTGATGCTGATGTACAGGACATGGCACAGAAAATGGGCCAGGCATGGGAGGATATGAAGACATCGGCAGGGCAAAAACTGGACAGCCTGAATGACTGGGCCAGTGATACCTGGGACGATATCCAGCAGGGAGCTGAATACACTGGGCAGGGAATCGTGAATAGTTTTTCCGAAGCCTGCGCAAATGCAGAAAATGCCTGGGCTGATTTCTGTAGCTGGTTTGATAGCAATGTTTGCCAGCCTTTGGCAGGGCTGGCCAGTTCCGCTGCAGATAAACTGACGGAATTAGGCTCTGCAGCGGCATCCGTCCCTACGTTTGGTGGTTCGGGACCGTTAGACAGTGCGTTTTCATCTATTTTCCCGCTCGGGCACAACGCATCCGGCTCGTCCTATTATTCCGGTGGCTGGACAGAAATCAATGAACGGGGCGGCGAAATCGTAGACCTGCCGCAGGGAAGCCGTATCTATCCACATGCTACGACTGAACGCATGATTCAGAATGAACTGGATGGCAGCATGCCGGCAGGCGGCCCGGTCGTCGTCAAAGGCAATACCTTCTATGTCCGGGAGGAAGCCGATATAGACCGCATCGCCTATAAACTAGCTAAACTGATTTCCCAGGGACATGTCAATTACGGAGGTGGTTACTGATGAGGATGGGCACGTTAGGCAATACGATTCAGGTCCTTTCGGCCATCTTCTCCAGTGGCGGAGTAAGCGGAAGACGGCAGATCATCATTGAAGGTCCTACAGGGCGCCTGGTCATACCGGTAACGCCGGCAAAGTATACTGTCGGAGATGGCCAAAAGAATAAAGTCGTCGATATTACACAGGTTGGGGAAGCTACAGTGTTTGGGATGCCCAAAGCCCGGACACTGTCATTTTCCTGCTTCTTCCCGTCTACTGTGCATGATTATCCGTTCGTCGTAGGTGATTACACAGACCCGACTGCTTGTGTTGAGAAGCTGACAGAATGGAAAGCGTCCCGGAAGCCGGTACGTGTCATCATTACAGATTCTCCAGTAAACATGCAGATGGCCATCATGGAGTTCTCCTACTGGGAGCAGGACGGCAGCCGGGATATCTACTATACGCTCAATTTCATGGAGTACAAAGAACTCAATGTCCCGGCGGCCAATAATGATAAGCCGATTGATGACGCGACAGGGCTTAAAGTGCGGCCGGTTGACCTGGATGCCAAAATCAAGGAAGAGCAGGCCAATGTCTCTAAAGGGAAAGCGTTGTTCCAAAAAGGATGCGACGTAATGGATATCGCTAAGAAGGCCTACGGGGATTATACCCATTGGCGTCGCGTTATCAAGAGTAATAACCTGAAGAGTCTGGTCATCAATAACGCCGGGCAAATCCGGAAGTGGGTGATTAAGAATTGATCATCAAACATAAGCAGGTTGTCACTGAAACAACAAAAGACGCAAGCGGACGGGAGACAACGACTCAGAAAGACGTGCTGAATGACATATCACGTCTGACAGTTGGTAAGATTACATGGGAAGGCTCGCGATTGCAGGTGGCCCGGAAACTGACATTTTCTTATGTCCAGGACGCCCGGGACCCGAACCTTCCGAACTATGTCATCAACTGTGGTGAGACGGTCTATGGTTATGATGAAGACGGGAACCTACAGTTCCAGGGCAATGTGTACAGTGTCGAAAAAAATGTACAGCAGTCTACCGTCACAGTCATGGCCTACGATAATCTGTTCATACTTTGCCGGTCTAAAACGACGCGGAAATTCACGAATATGCTGGCTGAGGACATTGCAAAAGCGGTCTGTAGTGAACTGGGTATCAAAGTCGGGAAACTGGCTGAAACAGGCAAGAAAGTCTCGTTTATTGCCCAGGAGAAAACAGGTTATCAGATCATCATGATTGCCTATACAGATGCAGCCAATCAAATCAACACCCAGAAGGAAAACAAGGATGATCCGGACGTTCTCTTCCATCCGGTCATGCGCGGCGATGAACTGGATGTCATCAAAAAAGGCGAACTCATCGAAGGGCTGGATGCCAATCAATACGTAAATATTGAGAACAGCCAGTATAAAGAATCCATCGAAAGCATGGTCAACAGCGTCATGATCACCGACCAGCAGGGCAACGTCACGGGCTACCAGACAAAAGATGAATGGATCCAGAAGTATTCCATGGTCCAGGACGTCTATAAGACGAATCCGAACGACAATGCCCAGGCAGAAATCAACAAGCTGTTCAAAGGGCCGGAACGGTCCGGGGTATTAGAAATGATTGGGGATTATGCCGCAAAGTCTTCCTACTCCATCCAGATTAGGGATATCCTGACGGAATTGTGCGGGAAATTCTGGATTAAATCTGATACGCATACATTTGAAAACGGTATCCATGAAATGCAATTGGAAATCGAGTTCGAAAACATTATGAACAAAGAAGAAAAGCCGAAAGAGATACAGACGAAGACAGGCCGCACATCGTCTGCGATTGGCAGTGCGAATTTGGCAGCGTCTGAAGGTGTACAGGCCGGTTTTGCCGCCTGGGAAGGAGCTACCATGCCAGACGGGCCGAATGGCTGTGTCGAAGCGGCTACACGTATTGGCAGCTATTACAGTCCTTTCCTGAAGCAGGAATGTGACAATGGTGTTGCCTCGGTCCCGACCTTGATGTCTGATGCCGGCGACGCCGTCATTCCTTTCGATGAATCGAACCTGGAAGTCGGGGACTGTGTTGTGTTCGATGGTGATGCGCACGTGGTTGTCTATGCAGGGGACGGCACGTATGTAGGAAATAACTCCAGTGGGAATGGAGGTGCTGGAGCTGTTGGTACTGGCGGTATCTATAATATTGGCATGACCCCGACGTCTATTATCAAGACGAGCCGGATGTAAGGAGATGATATTATGCCGGAACATATTCCATCTGCATCTCAATCAGCATCAGCCATTGTAGATATCATGCATACAGTAGCCCGGGGCGAACTGCCAAGAGGCGCCCAGGTCGGCATCGTCGAAGCCCCGCCTCCTGATATCGTTGTCCGGATGAATAATATACCATTGACGAAGAAGGACCTGTATATTTCAAGGTATCTGATGCCGGATTATACCCGTCATATGGTCGGGCAGACCAGTAACCGGGCTGGTGGTTCCGGAGACGCAGCGTATGAAAGTCATAACCATCCCATCGATAACGATGAGACGTGGACGGATACACTGAAACCGGGGACGCTGGTCCTCCTGATACCAATTTACGGCCAGAATGAGCAATTATACTGGCTGGCAGACAGTGGGGTGAAGTTATGAGTGCAGAATACCCCTTTACTGGGGCTGTATCGGTCAATACTTATACGTCAGATCTGCCAGTCCCTAAGGAATATGCCTGGGACTTCGATAAGGACTGTTTTTTGTATGACAAAATAGGCAGGCACGTCGTCGTTGAAAAGGACGAGGCCATCAAGGTATGGATCTACAAAGCCCTCAGCACGGAGCGTTTCCGCTACCTGGCATACAGCTGGCAGTATGGCATTGAACTCAGGCCGTTCATAGGCAAGGTCATGGGGGTACAGCAGAGATACAGTGAAATCAAACGGATTATCATTGAATGCCTGATGGTAAATCCGTACATCAGGAGTATTGACAATGTAGATATATCACATGATGGAGACAAAGTTTCTATTGCTATTACGATTACGACGATTTATGGGGAGGTGAGCGTCGATGTATGAAGCCAGAGAGCAGGATGAGATTTTAAAAGAACTGCAGGAAAACTCGAGTTCAACTGTATCGAGTTTTGAAGGCACCTTTACGTATGATTCGTTTGCTGCCAATAGTATCGAGTTCGCCAAACAGGAAGTTGAACGGGAACAAGCCTATAAAGCCATGTTTGCCCGGACCAGCTGGGGCGAATACCTTGAAATGAGGGCGGAGGAACATGGCATTTTCCGGCGACAGGCCGTCAAGGCCAAAGGAACGGCCACGGTATCCGGCAATGGGACTGTGCCACAAGGAAGTGTATTCCAGACGGCCACAGGTGTTGCTTTCTACACGACGAAAGCCGTCACAATTACCCGGTCCGGTGATGTACCTATTGAGTGCAGTACTGCGGGGGCAACTGGAAATGTAAAAGCTGGTACGATTACCGTCATCCCTATGTCTATCCCAGGTATCAGCTCCGTGACGAATGCCGACGCTACCTATGACGGATTTGATGAAGAGGACGACGCCACCTTATACAACCGGTTGATTTTTAAAGTACGGCAACCAGCTACTTCCGGGAATGTGAATGATTATATCGAGTGGGCGACATCTATAGCTGGTGTTGGTCATGTGACAGTCGTTCCACTCTGGAACGGTAACGGCACGGTAAAAGTCATCATTACAGACTCTAGCGGAAATCCGGCGTCATCGAATCTGTTGACACAAGTGGCCACCGCTATTGAAGCAAAACACCCTATCGGGGCTACAGTGTCTGTGGTCGCGCCGGCTATTTTAGAATTGCATATTGCGCTGACACCTACTGAGGGCAAAGGCGATGCCAACGCTATCAAAACGCTGTTGAACAATTACTTCGCGTCAAAAAATTTCGGTGGCGAGAAAGTTTCTTATGCGGTTGTAGGTAAAATGATTATCGACGATGAATCGACAAATGTCACAGATTATGATTCTCTCACTATCAACGGCGATACGAAAAACATTTCCTTAACAGACAAGCAGATACCGAAAGTAACGGAGGTGGTGCTGAATGGCTGATACTCCGGATTTTCAATTCTTACGGAATACAAAGGTTGACTTAAGCCGATATCTTCCGGCCTTCCTGTTCCGCGATGCCGTTTTTTCCAATACGTTGAATACCTTATCCTATGAGCATGAATTGCAACGGCTGACACTAACAGACGCTGCCAAGCAGGCATTTGTCCAGACCGCAACCTGGGGTCTGGATGACTGGGAAGAATTTGTAGGACTAGAACATGCCCAGGTAGATACAGTACAGACTAGAAGAAATAAGATCCTGATGAAGCTGACAGGCGTTGAGTCTGTGACGGTACCATTTCTTGAGGCTCTTATTAATCAATATATCGATGATAAAAGCGGCACCGTAACAGACCATCCTGAAACGTATAGCGCAGATTTCAACATCCCGCTTGTTGATAAAGCGAGTCTGCTTGGTATTGCCAAAGACGTGCGTACATATATTCCAGCTCATATCGGACAGGTGTATAAAGCGCACGCAGATACAAACGTAGAGAACCACATTGCCTTGCTGAAATCCACGGTAAAAACCATTGATGTTTATCCAGCAGCCATCGAAAAAATCGCCCCAGAATCGACATTCTACGTTGCTATGGCGATGACAACGACAGAAAGACTTACTTTGTATATAGGAGGTATTTGATGGCAACTTACAACCAATTTGTAGTGACAGATGCCGGGCGCGCCCTGCTGGCTAAAGCGGTCGCGAATAAAGGCACGTTCACGGTATCGTCTATCAAGACGAGCTCACATACGTATACGCAGAGCGCGATTGCAGCGCTCACATCGCTCGACGATATAAGACAGAGCTTCCCACTGGCATCAGCCACTACAGTAGACAGTACAACTATCAAACTCGAATTCAATGTTACCAATGTCGGCCTGTCCGCGTCGTATACGCTGGCCACGCTAGGCGTCTACGCGACGTACAATAACTCCGAGACGCTTTTTGCCGTCAGCACGGCGAATAACCCTGACGTGATGAATGCCGAGCAGGCAGGCGCGCTGGTACGCAATATCTTGACCACGGTCTACATCAAGACCTCGAATGCATCGAGTATCAGCATCGCCGTCGCAATGGACACGTACGTTACAAAAGCGATGCTCGACGCCGCAGAGACAAAAGCCCTGGATCGCGCACACCCGATTGGCAGCGTTTATTTGAATATCGGTGGTACAGATCCCGCAACGGCTTTTGGCGGCACCTGGAAGAAAATTGAAGGGTCGTACCTGCTGGCGTCGGGAAGCTATGCCGGAAAGACGCTTACAGCTGGCAAGACGGTCGGCGAGGAAATGCATAATATTACTATCACAGAGATGCCAATGCATAGCCACGGAGGCACGACAGATACGGGTGGTAAGCATAGACACTGGACGAATGGCGCGCTACCGCGCGATTTACAATGGGATGCGTGTGAAGGAAATGATAACGAGCCGGCAATAGGCTACGGCGACGGTTGCTGGCGGGGCCATCGAGTGGATGGCCATACGTCTTCGGACGGCGACCACACACACGAATTCACAACAAACGACGCAGGCGGCGGCGCGGGGATGTTGATTATGCCGCTCGCCACCGTCGTTGATGCATGGTATCGCACAGCATGAGGAGGTGAAACAGCATGTCAAATTTTTCGAGTGGCTACGCGCTGACGAATGCCGGAGCAAAGCTCATGGCAGATGTCGAAGCTGGCAAGCTCACGCTCAAGCTGACAAAGATGCAGCTCGGCAGCGGGCTGGCAAATACCGTCGATGATTATGCCGCACGATCGGCGCTCTTTGCACCGCAGAATACGATGGTCATCACGAGCATCACGACAGAGGACGTCGGCGATGTGCGCACGTGCTTACTCACTGCATCCCTGACAAGCGAAGCAGTAAACTCTGGCTATGAAGCGACAGAGCTAGGCGTTTTCGCGCAAGACAGTACTGACAAAGAAATCCTTTACGGGGTTTGCTATGACAGCATGCCTGGCTACATTGCATGTAAGACTGACGGTAATAATGTACAGATGGTTTTCCATGTGCGCATCGTCACGACGAGTAAAGCAATTGTCGAATTGGTACTACCAAAGACCGCCGAAGAGCTTGTTGCGCTGACACAGGAAAATTCCGCCAAAGCCATTGACTTCGCTACCGCTGCGGCAAAAAGCGCAGCTGATGCATCTACAAGCGATAGCTACGCTCAGGCCGCGATGAGTAGTGCGGCAGATTATGCCAGCAAAGCAAAAAGCAGCGCTACAGACGCAGCCTTGAGTGCCACCACCGCATCTAATCAGGCCGCCGCGGCTGCCGCATCGCATTCCGCGATAGCTGACGTGCAGGTCAGCGTAGAAAGGATGTATCGCGCCATGCGCTACGACATCGTAGGACCGCCGCCGGAGTACATGACGATTGCGAATTTCATTGTCGGCGCAGGCCCGGCGGCCATGGCATCGAGATAAAGGAGGTGAGGACACATGGCAGATACAACAACGGAAGGAACCGGCGGCTACTCTCGCATACAGCACTCCATCGCAACCGCAGCAGAATGGGAGAAATACAACCCGGCCATACGCCCGGGCGAATTGCTCTTTGTCAAAAAGCCCGACGGAAAGACAAGCGTCAAAGTAAACACCGGAGACAGCGACGCCCGATATGAGGACATCGACACTGTGTGGGACCAGGGTGTAGCAGAGCAGCTACAAACCAACCTGGCTGACACAAAAGCGGCATCCAGCGCGGCAGTAGACGCAAAGAACGCGGCCCAGACATACGCCCAGCAAGCGGAAGCGACAGCGAATGCTATCAAAGAAAAGGAGATTCTGGCCATCACGGACAGCGTGAGTCTAGCAATTAACACCGAGGATGGCGGCCTGGATCTCGTCATTACGACACAGTAAGGAGGATGAAACATGGCAACAGATATTGTAAATTTTCCGCGGCGCGAAGACTACACGCGCATCGCCGCGGCCATTGAATCACAAAACGATATTTTTAGGAATCATTTTAAAACAGCTGGAGAATCGGCAGTAAGGTCATGGGAGGGATTCCGCAACCTTTGCCGTGCCGGCGGCATCCGCACATACTACAGTGTAGGCGACCAGCTCCAATGCAAAAAAGGAGACACGACATTAACATGGGATATCGTGCATATCGGCGATGTCGAAGAGACGGGCGGCAACTACGTCATCTTGCAGACGCACGACTGCTTGCCAATGGACACAATGGAGTTTGACTCGCGTGAGGCGATTTTCTGCACGAAGACAGAACTTCCGGCAGGCACGTACCATTTTACGACGTCCACGTCCGGCATTACGGACCCGAATTGGACAGACTCTAGCAAATCTGGCTGGACAAAGAGCTGGCAGTTTACGACGACAAAAGCTGTGCCAGCTGGCGGCCAAATCAATTTTGCAAAAGGGATGGACTGGAATACGAGCCTTGCTCCGCTCGGCATCGCGACATACTCGACGCCGGCGGACACGACAGCGCTTGAGACGGTCACGCTTACAGAGGGCACCAATGGCACAGACCTTGCGACACTTGGCACGGTCAATCATGCGCAGCGCGTCTGCTATGGCTACAACCGCTGGAGCCAGTCTGGACTCAGACAATGGCTCAACAGCAAAGCAGGCGCGGGTGCATGGTGGAGCCCGCGCAATGATTTTGACCGACCTGAGCATTATGCGACATGGGCGGGCTTTATGAATGACCTCGATGCCGATTTCCTCGCCGTCGTCGCAAAGTCGAACCTCATCACGGACATCAATAAAATCAGTGACGCCGGCGGTCACGAAACGACACAGGACTACTTCTTCTTGCCGGCGATGGTCAATCTCAATGGTGGCAATAACTTCTACTCTAATCCCGGCTCGGCCGTGCAGGACATCGAAGATACGGTCGTCTGGGATTACTACACGAAATTCCGCCGCGATGGCAAAACAGGAACAAATGCCGAACAAGACGATAACCGCCGCAAGTACAAACAGGGGACCTCAACGGAATGGTCCTGGTGGGAACGGTCGCCGCACTGCGATCTTGCGTACTGCGTGCGCGTCACCGATGGCGGTCGCACCTGGTGGTTCAACAGCGCGTACAGCTGGAACGGCGTCGCCCCGGCTTGCCGCATCGAATAATCAATAAATCCGCCGCCCCTCGGCGGCGGATGGATAGAGGAGAAGAGAAATGGCTATACCGAAATCAAAGCGCACGACCACGCCGCTCAGCGTGCTTGTCGAAGCCGATACACTCGCATGCTACACGATACTAATTTGCACCGACGAAAGACGCTTTCCAAAGCGCTACCGCTGGTGTCTGACACAGCAGATTATTGATGTAGCCGTGCAAGCAAAGATGCATATCGCAAAAGCGAACTCAGTCTACGTCAATGACCGCGAGAGCGCGACACTCCGGCGCACGTATCAGCAGAAAGCCGTTGCTGACATTGCGGCACTCAGCGCCGCGATGGATACCGCTTTCAAGCTTTTCAGTGGCTTGCGTCACATCGACACGACGAGCAAGCCGAAGAAACGCATCAATATTGCGACGTGGACGGCGCAGCTCGATAAAGTCAAATCACTGCTCCTCGCGTGGAAGAAATCAGATACCGATTACAACTGCACCCGAAGAAGTGCCGTGTCGTGCCTGTGTCACGCGGCTTCAAATGGCTCGGTTTCCGGATGCGCGTCAAGCCGTCTGGCAAGATACTCGTCACGCTGAATAAGGACAAAATCTATCACGAGCGCAGAAAGCTCAAGAAGATGGTCAAGCTCATCAAAGCTGGCAAGCTGCCACGCGATACAGCCGAGGTAAGCCTGCGATGTTGGGCCGCTCATGCCGAGCATGGCAACAATTATAACGTCATCAAAAAGATGTATGAATATTATAGAAATCTATGGAGGGATGAAGATGTTTAAAGCAATCACAATGGAAGAGCGCTTACAGAAGGCGGAAACAACAAACCGAGCCCTGCGCTCTCAGCTCGATCAGAGCGTAGCACAAACGGCGTATGTCGCAATGATGAGCGGCGTAGACCTGCCGACAACAGAAACGACAAATATGGCGGAAGGAGGCGAAAACGATGAGTAAATGGTACGCAAAAATCAAGGGCTGGTATGAAGCCGGATGGTGGACGAAAAAAATGGTCAAGAATGCAGTCGTGAAAGAAAAAATTACGGCTGACGAATATAAGACGATTACGAGCGAAGACTATGTCGCTGATTGAAATTATTGACGTGCAGTGCGAAATCATCAAGATGCAGAGCAAACTAATAAAAAATATGGCCATTGAAATTGGTCAGGAAAATATCTTTGCAGAAGAGATGAGCCGCATTAATGCACTGAAAGAAAGAATCGAGGCGCAGAATGAATGAAAGCGAATTGGCAGTAAAATTAGATCGAATCGAGCAGCAGTTAACAGAGCTAAACAGAGAAGTCGTGCAAGCGATTGAATCCGGCAAATCGGCACATCATCGAATCGATGACTTAAAACGTGACATCTGCTGGACACTAGGCACAAGTGTGACAGTAGTTGGGATTTTTGCGTCAGTACTTACGTCGGTGCTGTCGCGTATGTAGGTGATGCCTATGATTGATAAAATCAATATCGTGGATTTAACGGTCATCATCGGTCTCGTCGTAGCGCTGGTGCTGGCCATTTTTTATGATCAAAATGAACTGGCTATGAGCATTGCCAGCGGGCTACTCGGCTATATCGGTGGCAATATCAAGACCGCCGCTACGACGAATAGGAGGAATGACGATGAAAGTGTACATTAATCCCGGCCACGATTTAGAGTATGACAGCGGCGCCGTACATACTGCCACGGATGGTACGGTAGACCTCAGAGAGTGTGACGTAGCCGCAAAAATCGGGGCAAAAGTAAAAGAATACCTCGAAGCGGCCGGATGTGAATGCCGGCTCCTGCAGTCCGATAATCTTTACTATGACAGCGACCACGACGACCGCCCCGTTGCTGTTTGCGCAGATGCCAACGACTGGGGAGCAGACGTTTTCGTGAGCATCCATTGCAATGCCGCTAATACGCTTGCACAAGGCACGGAAGTAGAATGCTATAAACGTCTGTCTGACGGAGGAGCATTGGCCGTCTTCATCCAGCGCCAGATTGTAAATGCCCTGGGCACGGTAGACCGTGGCGTCAAAGAGATGCCCCAGCTTATCGTGCTCAAACATACGGATATGCCTGCAGTACTCGTAGAGACGGCGTTTATTGACAATGACGATGATGCAGATCTGCTGGCTACCCGGTCGGATGAATTAGCTGCAGCCATTGCAAGAGGAATTACAGATTATCAGTGCAGTTTATGTTAATACTGGGAGGTGATCATTATCTGTCACTCTGAAAGGTGGTGATTGTCTCGGTATTTAAAATGCTATATATTATTGTGTTTATTGTATATATGGAGGAATGAATCATGAGCAAATGGACAGAAGTACGTGATGGATTAGTGTCTGCATTAGATGTTAATGAAGTGGCTGAAGCGGCAAAAGACCAGCTGACAGCCAGCTTAATCAATGATGGTATGCCGGCAATCGAAGCGGTAGCGGATAAATTTGTAGAGCAGGTACAGGCACAGGCCGCGTCTGAAACCGGCTGGAATGCGATTCGTGATAAATTTGTGTTGCCGCTGTTAATCAACGGCATGATTTGGCTGGCAAAATTGGTGCTGAACAAGAGCACTACAACAAAAACTGAATGA